CCGGGTACACCGGCTTGCCGTCCTGCACGAAGCCGTACTCGTTGGCCAGGTTGACCTTGATCCAGTCGATCGTCTTGCCGCTGCAGCCGTCCTCGTAGTACCCCTTCGGCAGGTTGCGCAGGTTCTCGGCGCCCGGGTTAGGAACCCAGCTGATGGTGTCGCCCGTGCCAACCTGAACCACGCCGCCAGGCTGTCGATGGAACACCCAGCCAGCGGGCTTCTCCTCCTCGGCCAGCCGGTAGTACCAGTGATCTTCATCGGGCGCATTGGTGTCGCCGAAGATGCCGAACCACGACGGCCCGCCATCAGCCGCCGAGGGGTAGCGGCCGACGCGCAGGTCGAGCATGTCGACGATCTGCTTGTTTAGTTCCTTGACCTCGTTGATCCAAGCCCAAGTCAGCTGCGAACCGCGGATCTTGCGCACGTGCTCCGGCCGGTCCAGCGCGATGAAGACGACCTCGGCCTCGACGCGCGTGCCGTCTTCGAGGTTGAACTCCATGTGGTGCGTCGGCGGCTCCAGCCCGCCCTCGACGAAGCGGCCGAACTCTTCGCCGAACATGTCGCGCCAGTCCTTGGCCGTCGTGCCCATCAGGTCCGGGTAAGTGTTGCGAACAGCATACCCGCGGCTCTTGCGCACGCCCTCGCGGTTCGGCGCCTGACCAATGATCGCCCGGAACGCCTTCCAGCAACTGCCGTTTGTCTTGCCGGAGCCGAGCGGGCCCATGATGAACTCGCGCCGGGCCTTGCCCGCGATGTAGCGCTCCAGCACCGGGCCCTGCGGCCGGTAGCGCATCTCGATCCGCCTCGGCTCAGGCATCGGGGCGGCCCGTGAAGTCCTTCACGACGACGACCTGCACGGCGCCGGTGTGCTCCACCGCAACGCGGTCGGTCCACCCCATGCGCGCCTTGGTCCACCAGATCATCGCCGTGGTGTCCTTGTCCTTCGTGGCCCGCTCGAACAGGCTCTGCGCCACCCGGGCGTTGGCCTTCGCGCGACCGCGCTCCAGTTCCTCGCTGCAGTGCGCGCTCAGGGTCTTGTCGGTCGTGCCGACCACGGCGCTGATTTCGCGCACGCCGAGGCCGTAGCCGGCCAGCGCCTCGATCATCGTGCGCTGCTCCGCGCTGAACTCCTTTGGCTTGCGGCCCGCGCCAGGACGAGCGCCACCTCTACTCATCACGCACCTCCAACACAGCCGGGCGCCCAGTGTACGCCTCGTACCGCTTGACGATCACGTCGCAGTACCCGGGGTCGAGCTCGGACAGCCGAGCGCACATCCCCAGCCGCTCGGCCGCGATGAGCGTCGACCCCGACCCGCCGAAAAGGTCGAGCACGATGTCGCCGGGCCGGGCCGAGTTCCGCAGCATCCGCTCGATCAGGGCCACGGGCTTCATGGTCGGGTGGCCTTCCGAGCGCTTGGGCTTCGGTTCGTTGATCACGGACGGCACAAGCTCCTGGATCTCGGCAGTCCCGTCGATGACCATCACCGTGTCGCCGATGCGGATCTCGTAGCGCCCGTCGTCGCGCCGCGTGAACGGCATCCGCTCCTGGTCGAGATCGATCATGGTCGTGAGCTTGCGACCGCCGTACCACCGGTGCCGGCTGCCCGGCTTCCAGCCGTAGAGGATCGGCTCGTGCTGCCACTGGTAGTCGGACCGGCCAAGCACGAGCGAGTTCTTCGCCCAGATCAGGCAGCCCGAGAGCTTGAAGCCCGCCGCGCGGAACGTGGCGCGGAAGTTCAGGCCCTCGGTGTCGGCATGCGCGACGTAGATCGCCGCGCCAGGCTTCAGGCTCGCGTAGGCCGCCGCAAAGGCCGCGGACAGGAAGTCGCGGAACTCCTGGTCGTCGAGGTCGTCGTTGGCGATCTTGCCGGCCTTGGTCTCGTAGGCCACGTTGTAGGGCGGATCGGTCCAGCACACATCCGCCGGGGCGCCGAGCATCAGGCGGTCAAGCGAGGTGACCGAGGTCGAGTCGCCGCACACCAGGCGGTGCGGGCCCAGGATCCACACGTCACCGGGCTTCGTCACCGGCTCGGCAGGCTTGTCGGGCGCGTCGTCGGGATCGGCCTCCGGCTCGGGCGCGAGCGTGAGGTTGTCGAGTTCCTCGATCGAGAACCCGGTCAGCGTGAGGTCGTAGCCCGCGTCGCGCAGATCCTGCAGTTCGAGCGACAGGAGCTTGGTGTCCCACCCGGCGTTCAGCGCGAGCTTGTTGTCGGCCAGCACCAGCGCGCGCCGCTGGGCATCGCTGAGGCCAGACAGGACGATGCACGGCACCTCAGCCATCCGCAGGGCCTGCGCCGCCAGCAAGCGCCCGTGGCCAGCGATGACGCGGTTCTGGTCGTCGACCAGGAGCGGGTTCGTCCAGCCGTACTCCGTGATCGAGCGGCACAGCTGCTCGACCTGTTCCGCCGAGTGCGTGCGGGCGTTCCGCTCGTAGGGCACGAGCGCCGAAACCGCGAGGCTTTTCAGGGTCGGACTTTTCATCGTGGTGCGGATGCTACAGCGATGGTGGGTTTTTCGCAACGACGAGCGGAGGCATGAGCGCACCACGCTCGCCCCGGTGCTTGACCCGCTGAATGCCCCGCCGCTTGAGCATGGCCGACACAGAAACGCCATCGCCGGGCTTAGGCTCAAAGCCGCCGGCCCTGCAGATCGCCGCAATGGTCATGAACTGCCTGGGCGCATTGCTGGACCAGTCGAACGCCGCCTCGACGTACACGAAGCCGGGCTCACCGATGTTCAACGAACGAAGCATTTTTTCTCCTTTGCCAGTTTGGCGCTTTTTACACTTCTTCCGCTTGCCGCGTTGGACGGGTTCTAGGGATAGTCCTCTTATGTGCGCGTGCGCCTACGCGCGCACGTGTAGAGACTTACCGAAAAACCCGTCCACTGACGGCAAAACTGTCCAATGATGCCTTGCGAATGGACGATTTTTCCGCATCGGACATTTGTTCCGGATCAATAAGGATTGACTTCATTTTCTTCAGAGCCGCCGATGATCCTGATGCCATTGCACCCGCGCTTGCCCTGAAACTTCTGTCCAACCGAAATCCCGCGGCTTTCAAGCTTCGACATCAGCCGCTTCATGGTCCCGGTGAACTCGCCCGACTGCTCGCACCACTTCGCCCAGCTTGAGAAAAGCGCCTTGGACGACGCGAACCCGGTGCCGATCTCGCAGCACTCGTCCAGCCACTGCTGCAGGCTGTCCTCGGCGCCGAGATACTGGTCGGTGGACTCCTTGACCACGGCAGGCGGCTGCAGCCCGTGCGTGGCCCACTCGCGGCATCCTTCGATCATCCACGCCAGAATCCCGCCCGCCTCGGCCTTGAGCTTGACCGGCAGCAGCGGATCACGCTCGCTGGCCGGGATCGAGGCCGTGAACGGGATCAAGTGCAGGCGCCGCCGGATCGCCTCGTCGACGTTGCGGAACGCGGGCTTGTGGTTGCCCACGATCACCAGCTTGAACTGCGGGACGTAGGTGAAATCGTCCTGCCGCATGAACCGCGCCGTGATCGGGTCGCCGCCGGTCAAGGCCTTGATGCGCGACTCGGCCCAGCGCTTGCCCTCCTCGGTTTCCTGCGCCGTGACCAGGCGCGCGCCCTGCAGCCGGGCGAGCTCGGTGGTGTGGCGGTCGCCGGGAGACTCGGTGAAAGTCTCGGCGCCGCTCACGCGCTGGTAGTCGCCCATAATGTGGGTGATCGTGTTCAGGAACGTGCCCTTGCCGTTGCCGCCGGTGCCGTACACGAAGAACAGCGCGTGCTCGCGGACCTCGCCGGTCAACGCGTAGCCGCACATGCGCTTCAGGAACCCCTGCAGCTGCACGTCGCCGCCGGTCGCGCGGTCGAGGAACTGCAGCCACGTCGGGCAGCCGCCGCCCGGCGCCACGGCGGTGATCTTCGTGAACCGGTCGCCGACAGCGTGCGGCGTCGTCGCGCCGGTGCGCAGGTCGACCACGCCGCCCGGGGTGTTCAAGGCCCACAGGTCGGCATCCCACTCGTCGGGGTGCGTGGCCACGTGGCGGTAGGTGCGGGCCATCCTCTCGACGTTCTGGATGGTCTTGTAGCTGGAGATCCGGTCGGCCTGACGCTGGCGCTTGTCGGGCTTGAGCTCGGGATCCTGCAGCACCCGGTTGGCGATCTCGCGCATGGTCTGGCGCACCTGGTCCTGCACGGCCAAGGTCTCGTCCTTCAGCCAGCGGTCGCCGTTCCACACCAGCCACCGGCCCCACATCTCGCACCACAGCGTCAGCTGGCGCATGCGCTGCAGGTGCCGCGCCGCCAGGTCGTCGTCGCTGCAGTTCGGCGCCCACTCGTCCGCGACAGCCGGCAGGATCTCGGTCGCACCGCCGGCCGGGGTAACGTCGGAGCCCGCCGCCGGCTCGGGCGCGGCAACGCCCGGTGGAACAGCCGGCGGCGGCTCGACAACGGCAGCGGGCCCGTCCCAAGGAGGCGGGCTACCCGTCCCGCTGCTGCCGGGGTTGTTCGGGCCACCCGGACCCCCGACACTCACCGGCTTGTCGGACCCCTCAGAGCGGGGCGGCTCGATCGGCTGCGGATCCTCGAAGCAGGCCCGGACAGCGTCCAAGCCCTCGTCGACGTGCAGGTCGTTGAAATCGGTGCCACGGCCGCGGTCGCCCAGCCAGCGCGGCCAGGCCACCGGCAGGCCTGTCGCCGCAGCGGCGGCCATGCCCGTGTTCTCGCCGCGCTCGCGCTCGGTGATGAAGTCGTCGTCGGCGCCCACGCACACCTGCGCCTCGGGCAGCGCCGCGCGGATCTTCGCGGCAACGGAACGCAGATTGCCAGCGAAGAACGCCACCACCACGCACCACCCCGTGGCCTGGTGGATCGACACACCGGTCGCGTAACCTTCGCAGATCACAAGCTGGCCGCGCCGGGTAGGCTTGCCGAGCACCGTGTAGGCGCCGCCCGCAGGGGTGCCGGTGAGAAATTTGCGCGACCCGTCCGGCTGTATGACCTGCAGGCCGACCAGCGCACCCGGGCCGTGCCGCATGGGCACCAGCAGCTGGTCGCGCAGCAGCCGCGCGCCGATGCCCGGGATCCGCTTGCGCTGCAGGTAGTCGTGATGCGCCTCGTCAGCGTCGCGCGCGGCGGCCCACATGCTGGCGGCCTTCTCGGCGGCCACTTGGTGCGCCTCCCGCCGTTCAGCTTCGCGCTGGGCCTTCAGGGCCTCCATGCGTTCGGCCCAAGCGCGCTTCTCTTCCAAGCTGAACTCGCGCCGCGTGTCGGCCTTCCAGTTTTCCTTGATCTGGTTGCGCCAGCACCCGAACGCGCCGGCCGGCCGGTCGTCATCCCACACGATGTACCAACCGGTCTTGTCCTTGCGGCCGTCTGTATTGAACCGGTGCCGCTGGCCGTCTGCGATGATCTCGTCGGGTGGCGTCAACCCTGCCGCAGCGATGGCGGCGCGGAACTGATCGACCGCGCTCATGCGATGGCGCGCCAGCCAGGAACCGGCTTAATCTGTGCGTTGGCGTCCGGGGCCTGGTGCCAGGTGATCTGCTCGCCGCACAGTTTCCACGCGTCGTCAAACGCGAGCATGAACCGTTGCGATGGCTGCTCCAGCCACGTCACGATCAAATCGCCCTTGTCGTCCCGCAACTCAGCGACCAACAGGTCCAGCTGCTTTCTGGCGACGCCAGTGATCGTGCAGAACACGTCAGCGGCCTTGACGAGGCGGTCCACCCGCCACGACTCGCCGCGATGCGCGATGTAGTCCATAGAGTTCCCTTCGAGCACTACTTGAGAACCCGCGGCCGGCTCGATCAACCGCGGTGATGCGATGCTACCTCTGCTGGTGCGAGTTTCGCAACACGTGGCCCGCAAGCAACGATCGCGCTTCGTCCACGCTGCGCACGATGCCTGTGATCGCGCCGCGCCGCTGCATGGCCACCAGGAACGCCGACTGCTGCGCCGTCGCTCGACCGCCCGGGCGCTTGACCTCCACGAAGAATGCACGCGCGTCCCCGACTCGGGCCCCGAACAGGTCCGAAAACCCGACCGGCAGCCCGGTGCGCGCGGGCCGGCCGTCCTTGGTGAAGAACAACCCGACGTTCGCGCGGAAAACGGCATGCCCATCGGCCGACAGCGCGATCATGATCGACCGCATTAAATCCGATTCACTTAAGATCAGACCAGCCTCGGTCATGCCGGCGCACCATCCAGCCACGCGCCGAGCACGAACAGCAGGAACAACGCCACCACCATCAGCACGGCAGCCAGCACCGAGTGCTCGTCCACCCATTGCGCCACGCGCGGGAACGGCTCGTTCTGGTAGGCGCGATCGACGACATAGGTGTCGAGCGACGGCAGCCCCAGCCCGCAGTCACAGTCGCGCCGGCCCTGGTCGCAACTGCCCGTGCACCCGTTCGATCGGCAGCGGATCACGATGCGACCCCTGCCAGCTTGCCGCGGATGCAGGCGCCGATGTTCGCGGCGAGCTCCTGCGCTTCAGACAACGTCATGCAGACGCTGAAGTGCGCGCCGCCCTTCTTGGCTGTCAGCCAAACCTCGTTGCCGCCGCTCGGTCCGTCGAAGGTGTAAGTGCCCACCTCATCGGCGCCCCAGTCGGGTCTGATCGTGAGTTTCTGCTGGTCCACGGTTGCTCCTTGGTGATCCGGTCAAAGCGCCGGCCGAGGCCCCGCACGCGGGGCTACGGTCGAGGCTCAGGCGCCGCGCAGGCACAGGCCGACGCTGCGGTCGAACGCGGCCCGGGCCTTGGGGTCCTCGACGAACTCGACGCTGCAGCCCAAGTCTTGCGCCAGCGCCAGCTGCCGGCCGCTCAGGGTCTTGGCGCCGACGAGCTCGGCCAGCTTCTCCGCGGCTGCGTTGACCGGGTAGATCTTCTGCGCGCCGTAGACGCTGCGGACGGTGACTTGGATCTCAGTGATCATCTCGGGCTCCTGGTTCGTTGCGACACCCGCAGTGTATGCGAAAACCGCAACACGTTGAGAAAATCCCCACAGTCTGCTCGGGTTTGTTGCCCGTTGAGATTTTCTAGACTATGATGCGTCCATCGCCCGAGCTAACTTGCCCGCCACGCGGGCGCAGAAGGAGTGACGATGGACGCGAAAACCGACGAGAGCCACGATGCCGTGGCGGGTCAAGTTGAGCGAAGTGTTAGGCCGCTGCCAAAGACGCAGGCCGACCTGCTGACGGCGCTGCGCAGTGGCGTGACGCTGCACTACATGCCCTACATGGGCACGTTCAACCCTACGGCGTACTACTTCCGCGACGACAACCATCAGCGGGTCACCGCTGCTGCAACGGCGCTGCTAAGTAAAGGACTTGCCGAAAAGTACGACGTGACTTGGCGCGGGCATCGCGTGCGCGCCAAAGTGCTGCCTGCGGCCTAACGCAACGCAACAGGAGCCCAAAACGTGAACCAGATCCTCTCCGCCGCCGCCGACCTGGTGATCGGCCAGCGCGTCTACTGCATTGCGGCGCGCGGGATCCAGCAGGACCGCGTCGCCAGCCGGCTCGGTCAGCCGGTGGCGCTGGCAGTCGAGGCGGCGCCGCGTGCTTCCGCTGCTTGGCCCTTCCCGCTCTCGGCCGCCGACCAGGCCGCAAAGGCGGTCGAGCACCGCCGGCAGCAGCGCGCGGACATCCTCAACGGCCCGAGGGCGCTGCTGTGATCCGCCGCCGCGCCCATCTGCCGGTCGCCGACTCAGCCCTCTTCGTCACCGGCGCCCGGCCCTTCTACGAGCTCATGCTGCCGGGCACCGAGGACGACCCGACCGGCGCGGCCTGGCCCGAGGACGCGATCGACGACGCCCAGATCTACAGCGGCGACCCGCTCGACGCGCCCGACTGGATCCCGGCCGGCAGCACCGTCAGCCTCGGCGCAGCCTGGTGCAGCGCCTTCACCACCTACGTCAGCCGCGAAGCCTGACGATCCGCCTCCCACACCGCACGCACCAGGCCGGCCATGTGGTCGGCCTTCTTCTTGCCGTGGATCTGCTCGAGGCCCTTCTCG